CAGTCGCCGCTTTTTTCATTTCAAATTCTTTAACAAGATAATTAACTGTTTTCTTATTATCGTTTTTAAATTGTTTATAATGATTTTTTAACCAATTATAATATGTACCATACATAGAATATTGTTTGATTTCTTTAAACGCATATGTTCTTATGTCTTTTAAGTATTGTTTATTTGAAATAATAACTTTACTTAAATTTGTATTTGGTAAAGTAAAGTATGAATAACTTTTATTACCATCATATAAATTAGATTTTTTATCTTCTAAAGATTCGTTTGTAATAGAAACTAATTTTTGTGGCGCAACACCTTCACCACCACCAACTTGAGCTTCTTCATTAACAGCAGTCTGTTCATTAGATTCTTTTTTATCTTCATTATTACTTTCTGACTCATTAGATTCTTTGTTATCTGCATCTTTGTTTTTGTCTTCATCAGATTTATTAGATTCATCACCAAAGTTAACTTCTACATCATCATCTAATTCGCCGTGACCATTTAAATTATAGTTTTCAGCGATAATGTGTGAATCAAAGTCAGGTAATTTTTTCATCTGTTCAACTTGTTTTTTCTGCCAATCTAATAAGTCTTTGGCAAGGTTGACAACATCATCAAAAGTTTTCAGTGCGTCAACCTTACTTAACCAACTAACATCTTTAGGAGAAAAAATGAACGGCAATCTTTTTGAAGACTTATAATATAAGTTAATTTTATCAATTAACATATAGTCTTTATTAATATCTTTTCCGTGAGTACCAAAGAAATCTTGTTTTTCTAATAAATCAAAACCATTGATATAGTTTTTAACTACACCTGGATATTGACTTTGTATCATTCTGTCAATTCTACAATCTTCTAATACATTTACATATGATCTTAATTCATCATCATTCATTATAGATTTCCAACCATCAAAAGGAGTATGTAAAGCGTGAGCACATTCGTGTGCAATTAACATATCATAAACATCACCTTTAGGTTGTTTAAATACTGGTAATGTTAAAACTCTATTTTTCGTATCAAACGAAGCGGTTTTAACTTTATTGTGTTGTACTTGAATATTCTCGGTAGCGATTAACTTTGCGAGAATTGATTTTGTATCAAAATTAATTGTTTGTGTGTCCATACTAGCTAATCTATCAGGTCGCAATCTAAAAGTCAACCCTATATTTTGCGTTGATTTTACTAGTATTTTTGAGGTATAATGTTCTTACTTTGTTCTTTTTAACACTTTTTCGTATATATTTGACGCTAGATTCTTCATCATTAGGGGTGCAACCATACGACCGATTCGTTCAGCTTGTTTATCAAAACCACCCTCTAACTTATAATCATCTGGTAATCCCATAATTCTCTTTAGTTCTGGTATTGTAAACTTACGATTTTTATTATAATGAAATACACCAGATACACTCATTTGTTGTCCTCTTTGTGTAAGTGTTGGACAAGGTAAATCAGCGGCAGGTCGTATCATATTAAACATAGATTTCTTATAGTTAATATCTACAAAGTAATATTCTTTGTCAGTATCCCACTCATAATGTTTAACATCTGTTTTCATTAGTTGATCTATTGTAGTATTTGAATTTGATACTACAGGCTTCGCATTCTTTTCTTGGAAACCCATTTCTTTATACTTTGGCCATTGATCTTTTGGTATTATTCTTATTTCATTTTCACTTGGTTTTGTATGTCTTGTAGGATTAAAAGGTAATATCTCTACCCATTTTTTTTGAAAGCCACCTTGTACATAATCGTATAATTCTTTTTCTTCTTCTTCATTATTTTGTACATCTTCAATCGCTTGTTTTAAAGATACTTGTTGTTTATAAGGTTCAGGGTAAACTTCGTTTTCCATTGTCATAAAGTTTAGTCCTGCTTTATCCATAATATCATTTCTTACAGCAACAAAAAAACATCTTTGTCTTCCTTGAGGTGTACCATAATCAGCGGCATTCAATACTTTACCGACTGCCTCATATCCTAGTTTACCAAACTCATTGACTATTCTATTAAAGTATTCTTTTGCTTCACCCATTGTAATACCAGCAACATTTTCGCCGATTACTACTTTAGGCATTATCTCACCTGTGATTCGTGTAAATTCAAAGAATAAGTCTTCTATATTTTCTACTTGTTTACCATCTGAATATGTCTTGGTTTGATCCCAACCCTTTTCTCTTTTACCAGCGACACTAAACGCTGAACACGGTGGCGATCCGTCTAATATATCTAACTCACCTTTTTGAATACCAGCGGCTTTTAAAAAGTCTTCGCCTTTCAATTCTTTTATATCTTGTGGTAAAACCGGCGTGTTTGGATAATTTGATTTGTAAGTATCTTGTGCTGATTCGACAAACTCATTTACACATAATATCTTTCCACCCGCTAATCTATAACCTGTAGAAGAACCACCACCACCAGCAAACGTAGAAATGACCGTAAATAGTTCTTTATTTGAATTATCAATAACGTCTTTTAAAAAGTATGGTTTGTACATAATATAATATTATCAGGTTTATCTAATAATGTCAACGCTGGCGTCAGTTTCAATAACTACTCTAGCGCCACAATTTAATAGTGGTTTATCATTACCACCATATATCACTTTACTTGGTCCTTGTATTTCTACTTCGTGGCAGTATGTATTTTTACTACCTTGTTTTACTGTAATAACTGGATCATCTTTTCCGTGTTTTTTATTACTACGAATCACGTGTTGATTCACGTGTATAAATGTTTTAGATTTTTTCGATAACTTGGGCATTTTTATCTTTTTTTAAAGTATCCATTATCTTTTCTGCTTTTTTATAAGCTCTATCTAATTTAAATTTACTTACGTGTTCTACAAATACTTTACCTTGCATATGGTCATATTCGTGTTGAAATATACGACTAATCATTCCGTCTAAATGACCTTCTTGTAAATCGCCATTTTCATCTTCGTATTTAACAACAACTTTTCTTGGTCTACTTATTTTTAAAAAAACAAATGGAAAAGTTAAACAACCTTCGTCCATAAGTACCTTTTCTTCACTACTTGAAATAATCATAGGATTAAAACACGTCATCTTTAGACCATTTTCTAATTTTAAATGATCTCCCAATACAAACATATTATAAGATAATCCTACTTGATTTGCCGATAAACCAATACCTCCGTATTTTTTCATTAGCTCAAACATCTTATCTGCAAGTTCTTTTCTATCTTTAAACCCATCTTCTTTTAACATCTCATCTTTAAAAGGTGGAAGTGGTGTAAGTATTTTTGGATCTGATGGTGGTATTAATTTTAGTTCTTTAGACATATTGTAACCTCGTAAAGTTGTGTTCTTTTTCAAACTTGATTATATTTGTAAATTTATCAAAAAGTATATCGCCTTTGTGTGATATAATAAAAATGTTTTCTTTTTCCATTTTTCTAACTATCTTAAAAAAGTCATCTGTTCCTTGACCATCTAAACTACTATCAAAGATTTCATCAAGGACCATTAGATTTGTATTGGCGCTGTTTTTCATTTTAGCGATAGATCGCCAAGTAAAGACTAACGCTAAATCTATTCTCATCTTTTCACCTTCACTAAAACTATTATAATCAAATACATCTCTGTGACGACTTTTAACAGTTTCATTAAACTCCTCGTCTAAATGAAAGTTAACAAAGAAGTCCATAGATTGTAGATATTGATTTATAAGTGTATTCATAATAGGTAGATACTTTTTAATAATCTTTGCCTTAGCGCCTTTGTCAGAAAGTATCTCTCTTATAACATCAATGTATTTCTTTTCTTCTACAATTTTATTTAGTTCTAGTTTTGTTTCTTCTAATTGTTTCTTTAGTTCTTCTAATTGACCTTCTACATCTTTACTGTCTTCGTCTTTGCCTTCTAGTAATAATATTTCATTATGTAAACTATCACTAAACTTTTTGATTTCGTTTATTGAGGTGTTTAGTTTTGACATTTCAATATTAATATCATACATCTTATTTGATATATTATTAAAATCTGTAATTTTGTTTTCTACTTTTGATAGTTCTTTTACTAAATCTTTCATACCATCATTTAAAGTTATAAGTTTACCTTTTTCATAAGCAATTTTTTCACCTCTAAATTCTGGTTGTATCTTTTGAGTACAAGTAGGACAGTTATCATTTTCTTCAAAAAAATCTAAATTCTTTTTGTGTGTGTTTAAGTTCTGTTCGATTTTTGTTTCTAACTTTTCTAATTGTTTTCTTTTACTTTCAAATTTATCTTTTTCTTTTATATCTTCTTCTAGTTGTTTATATTCACTATCTAACTTTTGTATCTTTCTTAAATATTGTTCTTTGGCGTCATTGTTTTGTTGTAGTTTACTTCTTTTAATATCAATGTCACCCATACTTCTATTTTTTAATTCTTCAAAATGTCTTGTTTCTAATTCATATTTTGATTCAATTAAATCACATTGGTGTCTAGCTTCTGTTATCTTTTTTGAAAGTTCAGTTTGTTGATTTCTTGTAAGTATATCCATATGAGATAAAACTCTTATATCTAATATTTCTTCAACTACTTCTCGTCTATGTCTTGGTCTCATTTGCATAAACGGCTGATAAGATGATGAACCTAATACTGCGATCTGTTTAAAAGCTCTATAATTTAATCTCAATATCTGATCTTCTAAAACATTTTGATAATCTACACTTGAGGCATCTTGGTTAAGTAAAACACCATCACTATAAATTTCAAATATATTTGGTTTAATACCTCGTATAATTTTATACATTTTTGTACCAACTTGAAATTCTACCTCAACAATTGTATCACCATTATTAATAGTATTAACAATCTGTTCTTTTTTAATATTTCTAAATGGTCTATTAAATAATGAAAAACATAAAGCGTCTAACATAGTTGATTTACCAGAACCGTTGGCACCAATCATCAATGTCAATTGTGACTTTCTTAAATCTATTTCAACAAAGGTGTTACCTGTTGATAGAAAGTTTTTCCATTTTATTTTCTTAAAAATAATCACGTGGTAATTTATCCCAATTCATAACTCTTAAATTTCCTGACACACTTATTCTAGTTACTTTAGATTTAAATGGACAGACCCAATGTTGTAACAAAGCAGGAAACATA